CTCGATTGTAAAGGCCATTTCTCCGAAAGAACCATCTCCTGATTCACCAACACCTAATCTCTCTGCAGCAGCAGTCGTTAGACCAGCACCGAAAGTAGAGACAGTATCAGATGTATCAGCGATACTTCCGTCTGTATCAGCATCAGTTACACCAGCAAGACCGGTTGGGTCTGCTTGATGAGTTCCTGAACCTGAAAAGTCAGTATCAGCTTCATTAAAGAATGATTCTGTACCACCTTGTGTTGAGTATTTTGACTTCATTGCGAAGATAAGACCAGTTGGTCCACTCATAGGCTGAACGCCTGCGATATCATAAGCAATTAAGTTAGGCATAGCTCTTCTTACAAGAGAGATTAATACTGGGTCAAAAGTTCCGATGTTATTCGGAGCTGAACCTGAAATATTATTAGCTGCAGCAGCTTCAGAAATGAAATTTCCTTGTGCTTGTGCTTGTTCTTCTCGTAGGGCAACCTCTTGGTTTTCTAATAGTCTAGCTGTTACAGCTTTTCTATATCTGTCTTGGATTTCCGGAGCGGACTCGTGATCGAGAACCGGACCCCATTTTTCCATTAAGTTTTTATCTGCGTTAAACATTTTTGTTTCCCTTAATTATTAAAGTTAGTTATAGCTTGTGTGTATCTAGCCATTGAGTCTGATGAATTAACTTCTTCAGTTAATGTTCCATCTCCCAATAGACTGTCCACTTCGTCAACTGATTCAGTAACTTCACCTTTGAAGTATGATTCTTTAACAGTTTTAACTTTCATTTCAAAGTTATCTCTATTATCGAATTCAATATCTTCGACAAGTGATGCTAATTTCTCAGCGTCAGTTTGTGCAAGCCCTGATGATTGTTCTCTTACTACTTCTTGCTTTTCAAAAGTTTGAACAGCTTGATGTAATTTGATATTATCATCTGTGGTTTTGTTTAAAGCACTTTCTAGCTCAGTGACTGATTCGTTGAGTTCATCAACAAGGTCCACTTTACCTTCTGGTACTTCGATATAGTGTTCTTTGAACACTGATTGTAATGAAGTCATAAAGTCTTCAGCAATCTCAGTCCTAAGACCGTTGGTTACTGCTACTTTATTATCTTCCACCCAAGATTCAACCACATAGTTAAGGTATGAATCTACCTTTTCTACCAATGATTCTTGAACTTCTGTTACTTCTTCTTCTAGATTTTGCGCGTATTCGCTTTCCAGTCTGTCGATTTCTGATGTTAACTTAGATGTTAACACAGCTTCGAAGATTGATTGAGCCTTGTCACGGAATCCATCTGATAAAGTTGCCTCTTCACTGATGATGTTTTCTAGGTCTTCGTCAAAGTCCATAGCTTCTACTTTCGCTTTAGCTTTTGGGTCTGCTGCGTTTGGTACTTTTTTCATACCATCTTCAGCTGATTTGACGGAAGCGTCTTCGGCATCACCGAGAGCCATTTTTGAGAACATCTTTTGCGCGTCCTCTTTTCTTGCTGCTTTAAGCATGTCAACTGCTGCTTGAATAACTCCAGCCTTAGTTTTGGGAACAGAAACTTTAGGAGCGGATTCTTTTTGAACCTTTTCTTCTTTTTCTTTTTCCTCATCACTAGTGTCTTCGTCATCGTGCTTCTTCATGGCGTTGACTTTGTCTTTGCCATAAGTCTCATTAACTTCCTCTTCTGAAATATTATCTACTTCAGTCACGTCTGTCTCAACAGTTTCCAACTCTTCAGCAACATTATTTATAGCGTCGTCTGACATAGTTTTCTCCTCTATGATTTTAGATTTAATTTAGAGAGGAAATTTTTAAAGGCTTTAATCTCTACCTCAGGCAGATTTATTGATTTAGCTTCTTTTATCTCAGTCTCAATTTCTTCAATATCTTGTTGTCTAATGATGCCGTTATCCCATACCCATTCACGACCTTCCATAACTCCATTTACAAATGCACTTGGAGCCGAAGGGTCTTGAACGATGTCTACTGTGGAAAGCATAAAATCTTTCCCCACGTAACTGGCGCCATTCTTGCTAACAAGACTTCCCATACCACGACTTGATACACCAAGCTTAACACCACCTTCGAGTAAACCTTCAACGATTCGACCCATAGGTGTTTTAAGTATTGATGCCTTACCCACAATATCATTTCCTTCCCATCGAAGGTCCGTGATTTTGTGAGAAACTTTATCAAGGTTTACTGTTGGTCCTTCTGGATGATTTAACTCTCCAACAGCTCTCCCTGTTTTAACTTGTTCGGTCACATATTTTTCTACAGCATTTTCCATAATGCTCTTTTCATATATACGACCATTTCTATTCTTTTGGTTTGCTTGCATGAAAACGCCGGAGATGATATATGATTTCTCACCACCATTTTTGCTCTCAGCTATAACTTCTAAGTCGTTTTCAACATATTCTGTTATTAATTTCATGTTACAGTCCTTTAAACTTGTTCTTGTTCTTCTTCTGCTTTTCTGTTAACCATATTTGCCGCAAGATTAATTTTCTCTGCGTCTAATGCGTCGGTTATCTTATTGGCCATAGTCGCCTCAAAGTCTCTATTCGCATTAACATTGTCGCCATCTTTCAGGCTTTTTATCATATTTTCTACTGACATTATATTTTTCTTTCCTTGTTTAGTTATTTATAAACTTTTGTTTCTCATTGAAACTAAAATTCTTCTTCTCCATGAGCTCCGGCTTTTGTTTCAGCCTCAATTTGTGCTTCCATATCTTTCATATCCTCTTCGGACATTCTTAAAACATTTTTAGCAACCCACTCATGTGATAGGTATTTACCTACATGTTCTTGTACATTAGATAAGAGGTCGAACCTTTCCCTTACCATTTCGTTTTGTTTTAACTCTGAGAAATAGTTATCCTCTATAAAATCAAAACCAATCTTTTCTTTCCAACCTTTCCAGTCTTTTTCTGTGATAATACCTTTTAATAACAATTGTGTTTTAAGCAACTGCATGAATATATCACCAAACCTTTTTCTTAACCTATCAATGAATTTCTTAAATTTAACTTCATCTCTAGATATTTCAGTACTTCTGCCTAGTGTAAACTGAGCCTCTTGTTCCAGTCTATTAACCGGTACATTTAATGATTTATATAATTTCTTTTGGAAATATATTATATCATCTATCTGGCCAAGGTTTTCTCCACCCGGTAGTGTGGTAATCTCGGTCCCTCTTCCACCTTCCCTACGCGGCAAGAAAAAGTCCTCGAGCATTGACATATGTTTTCTATCATCTTTTATGTCGCCGGTTTTAGCATCATAAACCAATTTATTTCTATATTGATTCATAATACCTCTTAAGTATTCTTCTGCTTTACCTTTTGGTAAGTTACCAACATCAATATAGAATATTCTTCGTTCTGGAGCTCTGGATATACGATATATAACCACAGAGTCTTCCATCATTCTTAATTGATTAACAGGTTTTAAAGCCTTATGTAAATAGGATAATATCCTTTTACGCGATGGGTCCATTTGACCTGATGTACAGAAAGCAATTGCATCAGGATATATTTTTATACCTTGGTCTGCAACATTTAATCTTTCATCTTGGTAAACAAAATATTCATCTACCTTACTAATTACTTTTGCGCCCGTTGTTGGGTCAACATCATGTTCGACTTCCTTAACCTTCTTTAATTTGGCGGGGTCGATATAATTAAGTTGTTTAATACCTAACGCTGGTTTCTCTGTATCAATAATAATATGGTATGGTAATCTACCATCGACATACCATTTTCTAAATATTTCATGTCCGTTGGAATGGAAATTTAAGAGTTTTAATACTGTATCAAACTCCTCTTGCATTCCTTTTTTTATCTTATCAGAGATTTCTAAATCATCTAATATAAGATTTACTGGTGCCTCGTTAGTGTCACCTACAATCGCCTCATTGATAATATCTTCAATTGCAGCATCGCATTCGGGCTGTGAGGATATATCTCTGTATTTCATTATTAAATCAATATCGGTCTTGGCTTTGTCGCCTTCCATATCGATAAACGCACCAAAATGTCCACCAGCTTGAATAACGCCTGCGCCATCCTCCTCGGTCTTTGGTACGAATGAAGGTCTTAAAGGTTCCTTCCCTTTCCTATTGATTTCAAAACCAAAAAATTCTGCCATATTTTCACCTCATATTATCGGAGGGGACCTAAAATCAAGTCCCCACCTTTAATACTATTTATATACTTTACGAAGTAGTGTTTGATTCCCAGTATTGTACCTGGAATTCCATTGTAAACTCTTCAATCGTATTTTCTGAATCATAACTGACTTCAATTTCAGACATATTCGTTGGGAATATTCCTCTGAAATCATATCTCTTAGTAACTTCTCCAGCTTTATTCAATTGTTCAACAATTGCGTCTGACTGATAGTCACTAGGATTTGAAAGTCCTGTGTTTTCGTTATGACTGTTAATCCCGTTCATCCACTTTTCCATAGAGTTACGAACTTCAAAGCCTACATCATTGATAACAGTTATTGACCATGGGTCAAATGTTCTGTCACCAGCAATCTGTAATTGTCTACCACGGAATAAAACCGGGATAGGTGCAATAACAGATGAAGGCATCTGTGCAGTTTTACACATAAATGATGTTAGTTCAACATCACCTTGTACGTAACTTGGGAAGTTCAAAGTGACCTTGAACATGTTGGCTCTTGCGCCACCGCCTACTAATTTTGATTTAAAATCGTCTACGCCTAATATTGCCATGTTATATCTCCTATGAACCTGCTATTTCTGAAAATTCAATCCCAGATCTAGTTGCTATGAAATTTAATGTAATGAAGTTGATAGACCTTGAAGGCTTAATGAATAAATCTGCTACAAACCTGTTGCCGTCAATGACCGCACTAGTGTTATTTGTATTATCGCAGACTACTAAAAAGTCTGTAAGTCCTCGTCTTCCTTTTACATCTCTCAGGAAGGGCTCTATTAGATTTCTAAATTGAGCTCTTGTGAATTCATCGTTAAATTCAAATAGTTGTGCTTTTGCAGCAGTACTAATTGCTTTTTCTAATACAATGAATAGTCGTCTTACATTAATCCTATCGAATGCAGAAGGTCTCTTTAATAAAGTTTTGTCACCAAATAATATTGTACCTTGTCCAGGTAATGATACTATTGGATTTACACGAGCTTTATAAAGTGTATCTCTATCTGCTTTTGTAGGGTTATATGCAAGTTTTGTTACTCCGAGTAGTTGACCTCTGTTCACACCTGCTGGTGAGAACCATGCATCAGCTACGGAATCTGTGTTTGCACACAAACCTGCCATATGACCTGAAGCACCTATAAATCTGTATACATCGTTATGTTTGTCGTATACATATAGTGCTGTTGAGTCACAAGAAGCGTAAGAAGTAGATGTTAATCCATCGGCAAATGCTTTCACATCTGTTCCTGGGTTAGCACTACCTACTGTATCTTCTAATGGAGGTGATACAAATGCCATACAATCTTTACGTGTTTTCGCAATAGTAATTAATTTTTCTGCTACTACATCCGCGCCGTTGGCGTCAGGTGTTGCAAAAAGTAAATTAACATCTATTGTGTCTGCATCTGCTAAGAGATCGTATGCCGCTGTTACCTCGGCTGTTGTTGGTGCGTTATCGTCTGTTCCACCACCGAGGCTTGCCTCGATTGCTGCTGAGTTCGTAGTAAATGAAGTGTTGGCTGCTACAGTTTCACCAGCATCTGATAATGAAGTATCGTGGTCTGTCCACCATATCCATTCAGATTTGCTATTGATTACATCTTTATAGAACAATGAAGTTCCTGATGTGTCTTTAGCATCTGATGCTTGTGATAAGAAACCAAAAGTTTCTAATACTGTCCCTGGTGTTCCTGAAATCGCACCATCTTCGTCTACAACTGCAATGTGTAATTCATCATTAGCTGATGTTTTACCTAAGCCTGCTGCATAGTCAGATGTTGTGGGTGCGGAATCGAAACTAGCTGCATAAGTCCAGCCTGCAAAGGAAGTAATCCCTTGAGTAACTACTGAGACTTTTAAGCTATTTCCTAAAACTCCTGGGTATTTTGCCGTCCAATTACCTACGCTCAACGAACCTGTGGAATAATTGTTATCATAATCAGTCTCATTTTTAATGAGTTGTCCTGTACTTCCATCTGAGGTAGCATTTTTGTTACCTGTTGATGAACGGACTACTTTCAGTGCGTTTCCATACTTTAAGAATGACGCAGCTACTAGAAAGTATTTTGCTGTATTGTCGTCTGGTGAACCAAATTTCCCAACAAGTTCATTTTCAGAACCTACTGTACAAACTTCGCTTACTGGACCCCAATTAAATGCGCCTGCAAATCCACCAATGCTGGTTGATACTGCTGGAACTACATTTGAGGCATCGATTTCTTTAATGTCGACGCCGGGTGATACTTGAAATGCCATCGCTTTATCCTCTGTTGTTATTGAGTTAGTTAATATGTATCATAATAAGAATAGTCAATGGTATTATTTATAATATAATAAATCCTATACCGTCCACGTTTCTCTTACGATTGTATCTTCTGTGTTTAATTCTGGGTTGTTTTGATTCCATAGTGTTTTGTCTTTAAATATGTTCACAAATTGTGTGGTTATACCACCTACATACTTTTCTATGCCCCTAAAGCCTGGGTTTGAATTAACTTCTAAACAATATGGCTTTTCTTTTTCTCTGTCATCGGCGGGTAATAAATCAATACCCGATAATCTGGTACCAAATGCCTCAGCTATTCGGAGTGCTTCTGATTTTTCAATGGCTGTAAGGTCTATTTTAGATGCCTCAGCACCCAATGAAACATTACTTCTTCCATCGCCTGTGATTACTTCTCTTTTCATCGCACCTAGTATCTGGCCTTCGCACACTATAACACGAATGTCGTAATCTATAGGCACAAACTCTTGTATAATTAGTGGTAAATGTTTATTATATAATAATGTCATTTGTACTAAGGCTTTTAATGACCTCATACTTTCTACTATTACAACTCCAACACCAGTTTGTGTACCAGTGGAGGACTTTAATACGATTGGAAACTTTGTTTTTAATTTTGCTACGCATTCTTCTACTTCAGATGAATGTGTTATAGGTACTGTTTTAGGAGTACGAATGTTTTCTTTTACCATTTTAAGGTAACTAAAATATTTACTTGTGCATAAATCAAATGCTTCAGTATCATTTACCAGTGTATATCCATACATTTCAAAGTTTTTCATTTCGTCGTACCAGTTACGATTACCTGTAAACCCTATAGTACCTAAACCTCTTGCCAAAATAAGTGTTTTGTCTGGGTGTATCATAATAGGCTTTTGATATTCTTTAGTACCTTTATCATCTGGCATAATCACAAGGCCGTCCTTATCGTATGCGTATGATGTTAATACATGGCCTTCGTCTTTTTTCTGAATATCTAAACCAGGAAAATCTACAACATGTACTTTAATGCCTTCTTTTTTGGCTTTGGCGGCTAATAAAATATGGTCACCAGTATCTTTAGAGTTAGTATCTCTAACATGAGCCTGTGAGTGCGTTAAAATTAATATTTCATATTTCATAGTTTAGTTCCCTTCCATTCCTGTTCGAACCAGATGTTACCGTCGTTGTCCTTTGTACTATTTATACTTTCGTAGTTTTCACTATTGATATGGCCAAAGGGTAACATA